GGTGCGGTCGGTCTTCGGAAGCCGGGAGAAGATGGTTCTGGCATGTTAGCGGATGGATTTATAGGAGGGTCGGCGCGCGCGGTCGCGTCGGGACTGTGAAGATGTTAGACGATGAAACTTACCATATGATCTCAGAGCTGCCAGACGATGTGTTGTCGCGGCTCGGTCGGAATCAACCAGACAAGATCCGCACACGTTGGCAGAACAAACTGCTTGATGCAGGAGTGCTGTATCAGCGTGAGCGAGGCGACCGCTTGATAGTTACGCGCGAGGCAGAATTTGCCGTGGCGGAGATATTCCACAAGCGGTTTGTGAAGGGAGGCAGGATCGCACGCGGGCGACCAGGAGGTTGGAAGAGTGGCTAGGAAGAAGCTCAGAAGGAACATGCTCTTCAATATGCGGCAGAGCATCTACAAGCCGTCAGTAGACAAGATCGTGTCAGCGTTCGATGACCTCCCCGAGGATCACGCGATCTTGGACTACACGTTCATTGATGGTGACTGGATTTTCCGAGTTCGCATCAATGATGACAAGGCTGACTCCGGCTCGATCCATCTGTATTGGGCGGCCAAGCAAGGAAGGTGATGGCGTGGTTGGGATCATTGGCGTTGATGCCGGAGTAACGACAGGACTGGCCTCTGGCATCTTCAGCCCCGAGCTACGGGATCGCACAGGGATCTGGAATGCGCTCTCCAAGGGTCGTGGTTACGACTGGACTCAGATCATCGCGCCGAGCGGCGATACAACAGACTCGGGACTGATCGTGACGACTGCGATCCTCGACCGCATCGCGGACTGGAACATCAAGGGCCTCGGCACTCGCGATGTGATAGTCGTAGTTGAGGACTTTCGAGTGCGCTCGAATCTCATGGGTGGTTCGGGTCGCGACAAGCTCGCGCCTGTGTTCATATCCGGGATGCTTGCCGGCGCGCTCGCGGGTGCTGGCTGGGGCCGAACGATGACGTACATAGATGCATCTGTCACCATGTCGTTCGCAACCGACGACCGGCTCAAGCGCTGGGCTTACTACATGGGACCTAAGCGCAAGCGCGCTGGTTGGATCCCCGGCAGACCGCATGCCACTGATGCGTGGCGACTCGTCGCAACAGGACTTCAGAGTGTCCCCTAGCTACCAAGAGCGGATCATCAAACCGGCGTGGGGCCTCTATCGAGGCAACACCTTGATCGCAACCGTCCGGGCTGATAACAAGCGGCGCGCATTCTGGATCTTCCAGCAGGCGGGCTTCAGGTGCGGCATCGGTCAGATTCGCTCGCTCTGAATTCACAGTGGACTCTTTAGGTTGCCTTTATGATTGTCTAGTATACTCGGGCTACGCCCCGAGCGGGGACCAACACGAAAGACTGGAGAACGAAGTGAGCTTTGGATATGACCCAGAAGTGCCTGTGGGTTACCAGGATGCCGACCTGGAGATGGCCGAGATGATGGCCGACTCCGCGCGGCTCGCGCAGCTGCGCCGGCAGGGGATTTGCTCCCACAGCTGGATGCTGGGCACGGGCAACAACGTGAACTACTCCGGCGATGAGATCGCGGAGATGCGTACGCGCGGGTACTTCCCGGACAGGCCGACCGATCCGCGCATCGGCTGCCAGAACGACATCCCCCTCGACCAGCGCCTCTGCCTCGACTGCGGGGAGCTTATTGACGATCCGCTGGTGCGTAGGTGAGGAGCCACGCCCAGGAGATACTGAGGATTCTCGCAATGGACGAAACCAAGATCATCACGACGGAGGACGGGGTCACTCTCAGGGAGGGTGACCGCGCCTACAACTACTACGACATGAAGCCCGGCATGATCGAGGCGATTCACGAGGACGGCTGGTTCCGTTTCATCCAGGCTGGCGGCAACGCCTTCCTGAACGGCCAGCGTGTCTGCTCGATGGAGTTCGCGATCCGCCGAGGCTTCAAGGGAGCTGAGGATGCGTAGCAACATCCAGTATGACTGGACGCGGCTGCTCCTGAATCCGGATGCGCCCGACGCGGAGGACTGGACCATCTCGAAGGTGGGCTGGCCAGCTGAGTCGGGCGTCCGGTTCAGGACCGGCGGCGTGAACGGCCGCGACGCAAAGATGACGGCGGTGGGCAACCTCGCCGACATCTCCGAATGGGGCGTCGATGTGGCGCTCTACAACGACAAGGGCGAACTAATCGCCACCGCCCGATATGGGCTAGTACGACTGGAGAGTGACAACGATGCCTTTGAACACGCAGGTTGAACGCGACGGCGAAACGCTGTCGATTCCGTGGGGCCACTTCCACGTTGCGGCTATGGCCGTAGCGACGATGTACGAGCACCCTGAGATCTGGAAGGACGCTCGCCCCATCGAGGGCGTGATCGAGGACTACCCGCTCGCGCCCATGCCGTTGACGCCGAGCGACGTGTTCCTCCTCGTGGACTACGGCGTCCTCGGCGCCATCTTCCCTGAGGGGTCCTACACCCTGAGGGACTCCCACGCGTTCATCGACACGACGGACGGCGAAATCTTCAGGCTCGAGCCTGGTGACGTTCTCCGGGTCTGGAGGGGGATGTGAACCTCCGCCGCCTCGCGTACACGATCTTGGAGCGGATCGACTACTGGCTCGATTGGCTGGACGACCGCTACCCGAACGTGCGCCCGTTTACCCACCTGATCTGGCCTCCCGGCAAGGTCTCGCATGGCGACTACCGGAGGCTCAAGTCATGAAGTTCTCTTTCGTCATCAACGTCGAGACCAAGAACGACGGGCTCACTCGCGACACAACCGAGGATGAGCTTGCGACCATGCTCTTCGAGATGATCCACAAGAAGCTGCCTCGTGCGCCGTGGATCATTTCGATTGAGTTGTATGATCGGAAGCAGGTGGAAGGCGAATGATCGTTCGAGCTTTCACTGGCCCTTCGACTCTGACTGAGGAGCAGATCGATGTGATCTGGGATCACGCGCTCGCGCTGCCTCAGCCGGATGTGGCGCGGACGGGTCTGGCCTATGGCGTCGATTCGGTCGTGGCTGAGTGCATGTATCGGGAGTACCACGAGACCAAGCACTCGCTATTCAAGCCCGCCGCGCCGTACAACGACAAGCTGCTCGCCTGGCTGACGTCAGGCGCGCTCCCGAACAGGAAGGTCGAAGTCATTGACTGTCCCGAGCGGGAAGACAGGTCGTCGGCATACCGACGACGCAACGAGATGATGGTCCACAACGCAACGGAACTGGTTGCGTACGTGCGCGAGCCGGAGTTCTACAGATCCGGCGAATGGATGACCATCAACATTGCCCGGCGCGAAGGCGTGCCGGTAACTATCTACACGATCTGAGGAGATCAAATGGCAAGGAAGTTGAAGAGTACCTTCAATCCCTACTGGTTGGTTAGCGGGGGTGAGAAGGACGGCATCCAGGTGGCGAGCTATTTCCACGATGACCGCTATCTGGAGATTCAGGTCCTGAACTGTGACGCCAGGTTCAACCCCTGGACCATCACGGTGACCGATCTGATCGACGGTCGGTCCATCACGTTGCGCGGCGACGGGCAGAAGAAGCTGACTGCGCTCGCCTTGGAGCAGGTCAAGGAGCCCATCTTCTGCCGGCACAACCGGCTGGACGCGACCTGCCCCATCTGCTCCAGGAAGGTGAATCAGGAGGCAGCGTGAGCTGGCAGGACTACAAGCTGTTCTACGACAAGCGGCGACAGCCGCCGAATGGCAGCCTCTCTGCGTGGGTAAGAGGCCCGCGTGGAGGGGCGCAGTTCGTGGGTTACTTCACCCCGGACGAACTCGACCAGCTTGCGTTGGAAGCTGCTAGGGCAGCCGAGCGGGAGCGCATCGAACAGGAGGGATGATGAAGAAGGGCGACCGGTTCACTAGCGCTGCGGGAGAGATCACCGTACTGCGAGTGGGTCGGTCGCGGGACTGGGCAGATATCCGCGTCGAGCAGGAATCGCTGATCTCGCCCGTAGTGTGGACAAAGAGACAACCCCTTGTGAACGGACAGTTCACATTCCAAGCAAGAAAGGTATCGATGAGTAGGATCATTTTGTCAAAGTGGGACAACGGGGACCAGCGAGTAGTGGTCGGATGGGACCACCCCGCTGGCGGCGCGTACTGGCAGGAGTTCAACAAGGAGCCGGACCCTGACCCGGAGACTGGCGAGCGGGACTGGCCCGAGGACTGGGAGGAGATGATTCGGTTCGGCGGCTACGTCGAGGGCATCTCTCTGGACGCCTTCCGCAACTCTGTGCCCGAGGACATGCGACCAATGATCACAGACGAGGTCATGGCATTGCTCGCGGAGCACGCCAAGGACCCTGACTCGGGCTACCGGCGCCAAGCCATCGATCTGAGCGGAGGACTGGATGACTGATCACGTCCTCGATGGGATGGCAGACGAACTGCGTAACGTTCTGCGTCAGCGCGGGCTCGACCCCAAGAACCCGCCGGTGGGGCAAGGCATCCCGACGCCGCCAGCAGAGGCAGCGTTCCAGGAGTACACCCGCCGTGGCGGGAACCAGTTCCAAAACGCCGACCGCATGGTCAGCGCTCTGATCACGAAGGTCCAGAACGGTCGTTGATCCTCTATTACGACAAAGACGGGAAGGGCATCGATCACCACGAGTGGTCGATGCACTTCCATGATCTGTCGTATAAGCATGTCCGAGTTACTGCTATTGACGATGATGTTGAAATCTCGACCGTCTGGGTCGGAATCGACCAGGGCTTTGGCATGGGTGGACCACCGCTGATCTTCGAGACCATGATCTTTGGAGGTGACCTCGACGGCTACCAATGGCGCTGGCCGACGCTCGAAGCGGCAGAGGCCGGACATGATCAGGCAATCGCTCTTGTTCAAGAACATATGGAGGTTGATAATGGCTGACCTATGCCCCGATTGTGGGCATGCCCTACCAAACTCGGTGCCTGTGAATTACTGCAACAACTGCGGGCACCCAATCAATGATCAGCCCGTCGAGCGCCGGGACCGGACCGACGAGGCCATTGAGGCACGTGAGGCGCTACGTCGCCGCATGGAGGGAAACCAATGAATGTCTGCAGGGACGGTTGGATCTCAGCCGCGTCGGGGCACGGCACGTGCTCGCACCACGGCGGTGTCGCTCACAAGCTGCCGAACATCCTCGTGCTGCTCGTACTTGTCAAGGTGCTTGCGCGATGAACGTCCACTATTTGGAAGAGTGCGTTCAGGAGATGGAGGCATTCCTCGACGCCTGCTACGCCGGAGAGCCCACGAGTGGAACGCTCATTGTCGATGGTACGGCTTTCAGCCCCTCGCTACGTGCGCTCCCGGGTGCGGCTGAGGTCTGGGAGTTTGGCAATGACGAGGACTGGGAGCTGTTTGCGAACCGCGCCGACGACAAGACGGAACAAGTGGGCTTCGCCTGGGAGGAGGGGATGCTGCGTGCTTGAGATCCACTGTAACCGGCGCTTGTTTCTGGATGTGATGCGATTGTCTCCTGAGATGCGGGCCGAACTTGAGCGCGATGCGGCCGCGTTCGGATTTGTCGGGGGACTGGATGGCCTTCCAAGGCCCCTTGCGGGTGAAGCGCTTCGGATGAATGACGAGCTACTCCAGCTTCTGACGAATGCGCAGATTCAAGCTGCGACGCCAACGAACGATGACTGGACGCGGAAGGTCGCAGCGTACGCATGGCACATGCTGCGTGAGCGGATTGATGTCTGGGAAGGCTTCCCACAGATATATGCCGAGTATGACCCCAGCTGGCAGATGAAGATGGAGCATGAAGATTTTGGCGGCGTGGGCGTGCTCGTCTATGACACTTGGATCAGCCCGTATGAGTTAGAGCGGTACTTCGCCAATGCCTGGCTGCGAGCGGCCGTGTGGGCGAAGTCCGGCCGCATCGGTCAGCCTCCGAATGTGTCCGGGGACTGGTCTGACAACAAGGGTCATGGGATTGCGAACTTCCGCCAGAATGTGGCCGAAGTTGAGCGTTGGTACCAAGTCCAAAAGAGTGAAATCCGCTGGGGCAGCGCGGCAAGTGCGTTCCCGGGAGTGCGAGCCGAGCACTTTGCCTCCGGACCTTGCATCGGGCTGAGTGCCGCTAGTGATGCGCTGTTCGACTGGCCTGAGTTGCTAATCCGTGTCAACGAGCTGAATACGTTGATGGTTACTGCCAATGTAATGCGCGGATTGAGTGCTGGGTTCGATGCAAGAATTCGGCGCAAGCTCAGCGGCCGCCTCCTGCGAAAAATGCTCTCGTTTCGCGATGTCTACATGAAACCACACTACGGATTGATTGCAGCAATGACCGGATTTCCGCCTGATTTTCTGGGGAGTTGAGGGGGTTGATGGTATGTTTTCCTCTCCCCCGCGCGCGGCCGTTACGCGCACGGACGGAGAGGAGAGAGGAAGTACAGAGGAGAGAAATTGAGAGAGAGTGATCATACTAGGTACTACTCTTTCACTCGCTTTTTTTCGAGCTACTCGGGGTGCTTTCCCGTCCGTCCGTACGCGCGAGACAAGAGGATGGTGGTGGGAAATCGGGCCGGAATCCACACCGCAAACACGTCACGATTCGGCCGAAATTGTGGAGAACTGGCCATGATTTCTGGTGTGACGAGGCATGAGGGAGACTGGATGGCTTTTTCATTTTGTGACGAGGTGACACTAACTGTGTTCCGGTGTGACATCGCACCGGTCGAAGGTGGTATGACACACCCACATCCGGTGTGATGGTCCACCCTCATCCGGATGATTGATGCTCTGGCAGTGGGTGCAACACTACACTGGATGTCGGTAAATGTCGCGCGCGTCTAGCAATCTAGTAGATCATATGACCGCATTCCAGAGTGTGCCTACCGTTCGGCGTGGAATTCACGCCGTTGGCCCGTTCGTCGACAATTTCCTACCGCTGAACGTGAGTTTCCTACCGCTCGGCGCTGATATGCTACCGTTCGGCCGTTTTGGGGTACAAATGTACCCTCCTGCTCCACCCGGTTTGCGCCGATAATAAGGGCGTAGGGCAGGGACAAGCCCCGCCCGCTGAAGCCCCTAAGGGGCAGACTGGAGAATTACCATGGCTCGTAAGACCACCCCCGCCGCGCCCGCCGAGACCACGACGCGCACGCGCCGGACCCCCGCCCAGAAGATCACCGACGGCGAGCGCGCCTACCAGATGCGCGAGGCCGGTGAGAAGTGGGTGCCCATCGGCCAGGCCCTCGGCTACGGCGACAACGGCGGCATCCCCGCCCGCGAGGCGATGTACGCCTACATGGCGGACGCGGGGCTGCTGAAGCGGATCGATCCGACCGACCACGAGGCCATCGTCAAGGCCAAGCGCGGTGACGTCGGGTGGGCCGCGCTCAGCGCCCAGACCGGCCTCAAGGTCAGCGACCTCAAGGCCATCGTCCGGAACGCCGACGCCAGCCTCGTCGACAAGACCGACGCGGTCAAGTCCGCGCGCACCTACGGTCGCGATGACCGGGGCGCGGAGGGCCACGGCGCGGAGCGCGCAGAGGCCGGGCGCTACACGGTCGTCCGCCGCCCGGCGATCGCCCAGGAGGCCGACGCCAAGCGCGGCCTCATCCGCAAGCCCGCCCGCAAGCGCGCCCCGCGCGCCAAGCGCGCGGCGTAGTCAGGGCCACGCCCCTCCCGCCACGGCGGGAGGGGCCATTCCTCCCATCCCGACCTGAAAGGTAGACAATGCTGAAGTTGACTCTGACCCTCATGGCCCTCGCCTCCGGCGCGTGGGGCCTCGCCTTCACGGAGGTGGCCGCCGCTAGCCCGACGGTCTGCTGGAGTGAGGCGCACCCCGGGTGGACCGAACGGCTGTGCGGTACTCCCGCCCAGCGCGCGGTCGCTCCCAGCGTCACCCCATGCGGGGCTGAGGACGGCCGCACGTGGACGTGGAGCCGATGCGGCGACGGACGCCGTGGCGTCGTGACCATGTGGGGTACGCCCAAGGTCGTCACGTGCGGCGGCCTCCGGTGGCTAGTCCGCCACGGCGACCTAGACCCCCACACGCCGTGGCTCCGGGGTGACCGCTCATGCGGACGCTCCTGAACGTAGTGCGTTGGGTGGTCGTGGGCGTCCTCGCCTACTGGCTCATCCAGCTGGCCGTGATGAACCTGTTCGCAGTGTAACATCACTTTGGAAAGCGGGCATTTATGCCCGTTTTTCATGGGCTTTTGGTTTCATCATCCTCCGCCATCCGCCACCATCCCCAATCCACCGCTTTCCGGAGCGAACGCACGTTCGAGAGAGCCTTCCCAAATCTTTATGAGAAATTTAGTGCATCTTTAGGTTTGCGAGTAAGATACAAAGTACTGTACCCAACGCGGGAAGGAGGCATATACATGAGTCCCGCACCGAGGCGCGGTCGCGCCAAGCCCAAGGAAGACGCACCGGCGGCCGCAACAACCAGCAAGCGCCGTGGGCGCGCCAGCAAGGCCGCCGACGCGGACACATCAACCAACGGCGAGGGTGACGCCGAGGACGCCACCCCAACGCCTGGCCGCGCCAAGTTCACGCCGGAGCAGCGCCTGGAGATGGGCGAGAGAATCGCCGAGATGCGCGACGAAGGCACCCCTTGGCTGGAGATCGCTGAGGAGCTCGGGCTGAGCGGCGGCGTGCCGGCCCGGCAGATGATGAACGAGTACCTCGCAAGCACGGACCCCGAGTTCAGCCTCGACCCGGATGCCGACGACTTCGCCGACACCATCGTCGAACTGCGCGACGAGGGCACGGGCTGGGGCGAGCTTCAGGCCCGGAGCGGGCTGAGCAAGTCCGAGCTGATCGAGGTGTACACCGAGGCCGGTGGCGAGATGGCTGAGGGCCGCGTCTACCACAACGCCAAGTCCGGCCAGGTCACCCACAAGACCGGCTCCAACCGCGGAGAGAGCAACGGCGACGCGGAGGATGGCGACGAGGAGCAGGAGGCTCCGGCACCCCGGCGTGGCCGCGGGCGTCGCAGTGCGGCTCAGGAGGAGGCCCCCGCCACCCCCGCTCGCGGTCGGGGCAGGCGCGCACGCGCCCAGTCGTAGCAACGGCAACGTGCTAGGGGGCTGCAAAGCCCCCTAGCTCCAAACCTGGGACTGATCACCCCCAGGAGCCCTGCTCCCTCCCACTCACCCCGGGACGGCCAGGGCGGCAGAGGCCCCCTCACGGGGGCCTTTGTTTTGCCCAAAGCGCGCAAAATCCCGGCCCATCCAGACATCCAAAAACATGTCGCGCGACCGAGCTATGCGCCTACGTACGCGCGCGGGAATAGAGGCATCACACCGGAAAGAAGTTACTTGACTTACCACACCGCTTCCGGTAGGCTACGCCCATGCCGAAGGGCGATCTGGAGCGCTTGCAACGGGACCCTCAAGCGGACCCCATCACGCAGCTGCTCTACGCAACCCTTCACACCCGTGCTGCGCTCGACCGACTCGATCACGCGATCGACCAGGGCTTCCAAATCCCCGATCACCCGGATGACCCGGACCAGCTGTTCTACTCCCCATCCGGCAAGGCTCTGTTCGAGTACCAGGCTCAGCTCCGCGAGCAGCTTCACCGTATCGCCAAATCCTACGTCGCGCTGGGCATCGAGGAAAGGCAGATCAAGCAGATTGAGGATTGGAGCAACGTGCTGCTGCCACTGTTCACGGCGCTCATGGAAGACCCCAATCTGCGGCTCACCCGGCGGCAGCGCAGGGAACTCCCTGCCGCCGCCGAGCGAGCACTCGCGGTCCTGGAGGCACCCAAGGCAGCATAGCAGCACGCAGCGCACAATGACCCTCTCTCGTAACAGCATCGCTCCCCGCGCGCCATCAGGCCTCGGCGCGAGCATTCGCCGCAGCATGGAAGAGCGGCGCGCGAGCCATCGGTGGGTCCGCAATCCTGTCGGGTGGACGATCAACCGTGCTCGTGCCCACCCGTACTCCAAGCAGCGCGAGATCATGAACGCGGTCGTGCGTCACCGTCGTGTGTCTGTCCGCTCCGCACACGATACCGGGAAATCATGGTCCGCGGCTGACCTGACGGCGTGGTGGTTGGACGTCCACCCCATTGGCTCGGCCTTCGTGGTTACGACGGCCCCCACCGCGCCGCAGGTCGAGGTCATCCTCTGGAGGGAGATCCAGCGCGTCAAGAACAGGGCCAACCTCCCCGGCCGCATCACGTCCGGCAACATTCCCAAGTGGAAGACAACCTCCGACGAGATCATCGCCTACGGGCGCAAGCCCGCCGACCTGAAGTCCCAGGACGAGGCGTCCCAGGCCTTCCAGGGCATCCACGCTCGTTACATCCTCGTGATCTTGGACGAGGCTTGCGGCATCCCTGAGTGGCTCTGGAACGCCGTCGAGACCATCGCCACCAACCGCTATGCGCGGGTGCTCGCCATCGGCAACCCCGATGTGCCCGACACACCCTTCGCCAAGACGCACCAGCCACACTCCGACTGGCACAAGATCAAGATCAGCGCCTTCGACACGCCCGCCTACACGGGCGAGGATGTGCCGGAGAGCCTGCTTCTTGACCTGGTCTCCCCGGATTGGGTCGAGGCGCGCGCCAAGGACTGGGGCGTGGAATCCCCTCTGTACTGCAGCAAGGTCGGGGCTGAATTCCCAGAGGTTAGTGAAGAAACGCTCATCCACCCGCGCCTCATCATGGAGGCGCAACTCAGGGACCTCAGCGGCACCGCCCTCCAGATCCCTGGCTCGTTTGGTCTGGACGTGGCGCGGTTCGGGCGCAACGAGACTGCTTGCTACCGCAATCGTGGCGGCTACCTACGGCACGAGTTCAGCTACGCCAAGCAGGACACGATGGTGACGGCCGGTCGAGCCATTCGCGTGCTCAATCAGGTGAAAGCCAGCCTCGCCGGTGTTTACATGGTGATCGACACCATCGGCGTCGGTGGTGGTGTCTTCGATCGAATGCGCGAGCAGAACTTCCCGGTCATCCCCTTCGTCGCATCGGAAAGCCCATCCACACCTACGGCCAAAAAGCGGTTCGTCAATCGTCGTGCCGAACAGTGGTGGGCCTTCCGCAAGCAGTTCGAGGCTGGGATCATCGACTTGCCGCCGGATGGCGAAGACAATAAGCTCATCGCCCAACTCGGCAGTATCAAATACTTCATCCGCAGCGATGGCCGCATCCTTGTCGAGAGCAAGGAGGACATGGAGGCGCGCGGGCTTCCATCTCCAGACCGTGCCGACGCCGCAATGATGGCATGTGTGCGGCCGCTACCGCAGGCGGGCGAGTTCACGATTCCGGACGCATCGGCCGACTGGACCCTGACACAGCTGGGAGCCAACGCGGGCTTCCTGACCGTCGGCAGCGATGAGATCCTCAAGAGCCTGACGGGCGACTTGCTAGCCGGGAGCAAGTGGTGACTAGTGGACTGGGAAGCGATTGGCGCATTCCTGTCCGGCGCTGGGGCTGTACTGGGCGCTGGAGTTGGTATCCGCGCGCTAGTCAAACGACTCGACAAGCAATGCGATCTGCGGCTGGATGCCTACAAGGAAGGGTTGGCGCACGGTGAGGCTACCGGTCCTCATCATCGCGATGTCCCTGATCCTGGCGGGCGGCGCGGGGTTCCTGACGGCTCAGGCACTCAGCCAGAACGAGCCGACCAAGACCGTGACGATTGATGTCGGCAAGGGTCAGCAAGGACTGCCGGGCCCACGCGGTCCTGCTGGTCCTCCTGGGGAGCGCGGCCCTGCCGGTCCCAAGGGCGACAAGGGTGACACTGGCGGCACGACTTGCCCCGCAGGCTACGCACTCATCGATCTGGTCATCAATCATCCAGGTGGGCAGACAACCATTCTGACCTGCGAGAAGCAATGAACGACACTCACTCAATCTGTCCCAAGACCGGCATCTACCATCGGTGGATCGTCGTACATGGGCACCTACAGTGCGTGGACTGCCGTACCGTCTTGCCCTGTTGTGAGGGGGCTCCAAATGGCTGATCACTACGACAAGCTGACAGAGTCCGAGAAGGCATACTGGGACATCTACACGCGCCTGCGGGATCTCAGCGACTGGGCTGGATTCGATGACCGCCAGGACGAGGCTCGTCAGGCCGCCCGCGACTGGCTCGTCAATCAGCGCAAGTTCATCTGGCGGTGCGCTGAGGGCAAGGTGCCTGGCTACAAGCCCGGCTGGGATATCAACCAGCGCAGCCAACGCTACGAGCAGCTCAAGGACGATAAGCTCAACAATGGCACGTGTCGCCGCCTCTGTCAGCTTCCCACATCGGGCGGTATGACGGACAGCGAGAAGGTGTTCATCTCCGAGCGCGAGATGTGGTGGCGAGTCAACTCGGTCGATGATCAGACCAAGAAGTGGCGTCAGCGCAACGCCGACTGGCTCACGAGTCGGCGCAAGCAGGTCTGGCATCTGATGTACGATCCGACGCCCGACGACTTCAGCAGCAACCGCAAGGCGCGCTACAACAACCTCTGCATCGCCACCAAGACGGGCACGCCATATGATGAGTGGGCCAAGAAGTACAACACGACCACCGGCGAGCCCAAGAGCGGTGGCGGCAAGTCAAGTCGCTCCAAGTGCAAGGACTGGCTCGATTCCTACCTTGGCGTCTCGGAATCCCCGCCCAACTCCAACAAGGGCCAGCCGCAGCCCAGCAAGTGGCAACAGCGCGTGTACGGAGATGATGGCGTTCCGTGGTGCGCGTGCTTCGCTGTGTGCTCAGCTTGGGATCAGGGTATCTCTGGCTCAGGCACAGCCGGTGTTGCCAATAACACTCAGCTAGCCAAGCAGGGCAAGGGCATCTACAAGGGCTACACGACGGACCCTAGCAAGATCCATGCCGGCGATCATGCCTTCATCGGTGACGATCATACCGGTGTGGTCTACGACCGCGACAAGGGCATCACAGTCGAGGGCAATACATCACCAGGATCGGAGGGCAGCCAGTACAACGGAGGATGCGTAGCAAAGCGCCAGCGCGGCTGGGGCTATTGGACTGGGTTCGGTCTCGTCAGGTTCCCCGATGACTGATGACTCTGCCTTCGCCTCCGCAGCGCGACAAAGTGATCCTCGCCGCTGTGATCGGCGGTGGGGTATGCTTGTTTGCAGTCATCGTCGGGATTGCCATGCTCGGGTGGCATTCAAATTCAGTCACAGAGGTTGCTACTACTGGACTGACTTCAATCGGCGCCACTCTCGCTGGCGGTTTCGCCGGGTGGATCGCAAGAGGGCGCTATGAGGAGGACAGAGATGGCAGATCCAACGGCAACTGACCCGCGCGACCCTGGCTCAGACGAGCAGATGGGACCCGAGCGGCTGGACGAAATCCAGCACAAGCTCGACCTGGAAGAAGCAGATATGGTCGAGGAAGAACGTCGCACGGCAGCGGCACCAACCACCCCAACACCAGACGATACGGAGACACGAGAATGACCGAGGAAGAGCGTCACGACGAGGCCGAGCCCGATCAGCAGAGCGACGCTGACGAGCAGGACGAGGGTGGCCACGGCGCAGACCAGCCGCCCGAGGACGCAGGCGATCCGACCAAGTTCGGCGAGCCGGGGCACCCCGCACCCGTAGGGCCGCCGCAGCCGGAGGCCGAGCAGGAGGACGACGACAGCGATGACGAGGAGGACAGCGACGACGAGTCCTAGGAGGCAGGCGCAGCCACCAGCTCTGGGCGCTGGTTAGGTTGTGATCTCCCCCATAGTTGGGACCGAAAGTTGAAAGGGCAGACCATGGGAGCAGGCATCGGAACAGACTCGTTTGATCAGGCGCCGACGTCAGAAATCGGTCGCGGCGTCAGCTCGGTCTTCGAGTTCACCGGCCTGCTCCCGTGGGGTCAGTGGCAGGATGACGTCGAGAAGGCGCCAGACCTACAATGGCCAAAGTCGGTCCAGATCTACGACCAGATGCGGAACGACAGCCAGTGTCAGGGCCTGTACCTTGGCGCGACGGCAGCGATTCAGCGCTACATCTGGTACATTGACCCGAATGACTGTCCGACACAGTGGGTCAACTTGCTCGCCGCCGACCTGAACCTCCCGGTCGGGCTGGACGCTGCGAAGCAGGCTCATGAGACGGGACAGAAGCGTGGCGCGCTGCGGACGGACAACCGCTTCAGCTGGTACAACCATCTGCGCGATGCGCTCAAGGCCATGTACTATGGCTACTACTACTTCGAGCAGTCAGGTGAGATAGTGTTCGACGGCCCCAACGGTCGTCAGCGCTGGCAACTTCGCAAGCTCGCACCTCGGCACCCCCGGACGATCACCGAGATATGGGTAAGCGACGATGGCGGGCTTCTGTTCGTGAAGCAAGGCTACGGACTGGGTGCTCGGGAGGCGAGGATGCTCGGGATGCCAGTGGGGGCTCCTGAGATCCCGATTGATCGGATGGTCTGCTACGTGTGGGACCAGGAGCCGGGCAACTGGGTGGGTCACTCCATCTTCCGGCCGATGTACCGCAACTATCTGATCAAGGACCGGCTCCTGCGGGTGGACGCGATCAAGCACGAGCGCAACGGCGTCGGCATGCCGATTGTCGAAGCGCCTGAGGGTGCATCAGGCCCTCAGATCCAGGAGCTTGATCGTATGGCGCAGGAGTACAAGGTTGGGGAGCGCGGTGGGGGTGCCTTGCCGTACGGAGCAAAGCTGACGCTCCAAGGCACACAAGGGGCGCTCCCCGACACAATCGCCAGCATGCGCTTCCAGAATGAGGAGATGGCGCGTAGCCTCCTCATGATGTTCTTCCAACTGGGGCAAACTGACACTGGCAGTCGCGCCCTCGGTGAGAGTTTCATCGACTGGTTCTCGCTACAGCAAGAGATGATCGCTGATTGGATCGTGTCGGTTGACAATCCACATCTGATTGGCGATTGGTGGCGCTGGAATGTGGACGATCAGACCGACCACTTCCCGCTACTTGCGTACCACAAGGACGAGGCCGCCCAGGTACGCATGAATGACTTTCGCGGGGTGAACATGCCGCCCGAACTTCAGCCTCAACAGCAGGCGTCCCGCGCTCGCCTGCCGAGGCGTGCGTCGTCCAGTCCCGACGCACGAGCGGGCATGCCATCCCTGCCCGTAGGCGGAGCGGTGGGTAGCAACAACGGGAATGAGGCCCTCGAACCTCCTGGTCTCGTGGCCCTGGCTCCCGCCGCTCCGGCATTTCCATGGGTCGAACTGCAGCCTGCCTGGCCATACAGGCGGCAGCTGTACGATCACGAAATCCAGGCTGCGCTGAGCCCGCAGCAACTCGATGAAATGTTCACGACGGCGATTGACGAAGTCGTGCATTACTGGATGACGGCGGTCAGACCGGCTCAGCTGGCCGAGATCAACTCCAACCTGTCACAAGTGCGGACCACGGATCTGGAACGACTGGTGCGGGTTAGCGCCTCACCCCTGGGCGCTGAGGAGTTGTTTGCCCGTCTGAAGGTGGCGGCACAGGAGGCGGTGGCAGAAGCCACTCGCGAAGTGGTATCGCAAGGACAGCCGCCTCCCGCCGTCAACTGGGATGAGATAGAACTTGACCTGCGCTCAAGGGCAACCGCGATGGCAGATGTGATGGCATCGGAGCTCAGCGATGCTGCCGGGAGGACCGCGCTGAGGAGAACGTCGGACGTGATTTCGTCGCAGACGCTCGCCGATGAAGTGACGACGGAGCTTGCGGGAGTTTCCGACTCAGCCATTTCAGACCGCTTGGCCGGGACGGTTCAGGCTGCTGTGAACACGGGGCGTCTAGCAGTTTACGACGCAACAAATCAGCAGCCTGAACTGTTCGCCAGTGAGATCCTGGATCGCAATACCTGCCGCAATTGCATCCAGGTTGACGGCATGCGGCTGACCCGCGAGGATGCCGCCAGGCTCTATGCCTCGGGCGGCTACGTCAACTGTCTTGGTCGGGACCGCTGTCGCGGCACGGTTGTGGCCACCTACGCAACAGGAGAGTTCTGATGGATCTACAGGTTGTGGTTCTCGACCAGACCGCACGCTCGGTCAAGATCACAGTCAACTTCACGCTGGCGGGCGACGGCGCAACCGGCAAGCCCTGGAAGGCCGACTGGGGCGATGGTCGCATGAACACCTACGCAGCCGCGACCAAGACCGTCACCCAGACCTACGCCAAGGATGGATCGTACAGGATCGAGGTTCAGGACCTCAACGGCGACACGCGGACGCACCGTGAGGTCACGGTCGGCAAGGAGCCGTACAAGACCTATGACCCCGAGAAGATCCTGCCAACGATGAACGAGCGCTACCAGCGCGAGGCCGCCAAGGCCGGCAGGATGGGCTACGCCAAGCGGTACATCGGGTGACCTGATGCCAGCGCGGTCACAAAAGCAGCGGGCCTGGGCATTCGGCGTCAAGGGCGCAGCCTGGGCTCGCAGACACCATTTCGACAACAAGGGCAAGCTGCCCAAGTACGTCAAGGGGAGCAAGTCCAAGAAGCGCCGCAAGGGAGGGCGCAGAAGGCGCAGGTGAGATGGGACTCGTACTAGTCATAGTCGGGCTTGTGCTCCTGTTGCTGGGTTACTTCCTGATTGGATTGATCCTGATCATCATTGGGATCTGTCTATTCTGGGCGCCCGGGCCGGTGTACGGCTACGGCTACTGGCGTGACCGACGGAGGCCACCGCCATGAGTCGTGCACTTGATCTCTCTCGTACAATCAAGGCGGCAGCGGCAGCAACCCTCTCGATGGCAGAGTTGGTTGATGTCGAGGATGTCGAGATTGTCCAGACCGGCATCGAGTATCCGTTGGCCAGCGGTCCCAGGACCTTCACCGTCAACGATCTGTCAGATATCGTGTCTTCGCAGGATGACCCCGCAGTCAAGACCCCGCGGCTGAAGTTGGGTCACGAGGCGGATATCGGCATCCTCGAGGATGGTCAGCCTGCCATCGGCACTCTCCAGAATCTCAAGCTTGATCAAGACGGTCATCTTGTTCGCGGGAACTACACGCAGATCCCAGCATGGCTGGCTCGGGTTCTGCCAAGCGCATATCCGGCCCGTTCAATCGAGGCCGCAACTGAAGTGGAGACTCCAACCGGCCACCACTGGCGCGTGGTCTTGACGGATCTGGCGCTCCTGGGCGTCGTATGGCCGGGCGTAAGCACGCTCGACGACATCAAGGCGCTGTACTCCGTCGATGGACCGGACAACATGCAGGTTCTGTCAACAAGAGGGGAGGTAGAGGCAGTGTTCGGCGCAAGCCTCGCTGCGTCTGGTCGGATTGCCGGCCAGGTGGACGTGGATGAGATTCTGCGCTCGTACCGCGAGCAGAAGTCACCCGATCAGTTCTGGTGGTGGGTCCGCTCGATGTACATGGATCCCAACGAACTGATCGTGGAGGACGAAGACAGCGGTGAGCTGTATCGAGTCCCCTACACCGTCAGTGGCGAGAAGGTGGATTTCCAAGATCCCATTCCCGTCAAGATCAAGTACGTAGACAAGCCCAAGCCCAAGGAGAAGGAAGCAGCCGCACTGGCCGCGACCGCCGCCTGGGAGAGCCTCCATCCGACGGCTCGTCGCAGGGCGCTCTACGCAACACGAGAGGAGTTCAACCGAGTGGGTGCGAACGGCACCGAGTTCGACCCCATCGCGCTTCGCAATGCGCTGGGGCTGGAGGACGACGCCACCGATGAGGAGGTGCAGGCAGCCCTTGGCGCAGCCGGGTTTGTCGCACCACCTGGCCAGGAAGTGCCCTCGGCACCTGCCGCCGCTCCGCGCGCACCGGCAGCCGAGCAGCCTGGCACATCGGCGTCGGGTACTGCGGCAACACCGCCCGTAGCTCCCGACAACACGGCGCCGTCTGGGCCAAACGACCCTGCGGTCGCGCAGCCCACGACGACGCCTGCGGCGGCCTCACCGACACCCGCCGAGCCCGTTCAGGCCAGCGATGGCACTGTGCGGCTCGACGCGGAGACATACCGTACCCTCATGACGGGCGCCCAGCATGGCTCGCAGGCGTTCGCCCGACAGAACAGGGAAGACCGCGACCGCGTCATCATCGATGCCGTGGCCGACGGCAAGATCCCACCGAGTCGGGCTGAGCACTGGGAGCAGGCCTGGGAGCGCGATCCCGATGGTACGCGGACGCTACTGACGGCGTCCGTCGAGCAAGGCGGACTGGCGGCAGGGCTGCTGCCGGTTGGCGACCCCATCGGCGCAGAGCACCCGACGGAAGACCTCACGGTCGATGCGTATCCGGCCGAGTGGCTGCCTGAGGTTCAGCAGCGAGGAGGGCAGGGCTGATGACCAACACCACCAACCTTGCCGTTCCGTACTACGAGCCTGGCAGTCGCATCACCGGGCGTGCCACGACCGCCAAGGTCATCGGCAAGACGTTCGTGGAGATTGCCGCCACCAAGGACCCTGGCTCACGCGGCCTCGATCCTGATCCCGGCGGCACGGGCGGCAACGTCCGCATCCAGCCGGCAGGTGCTGGCTCCACGAAGGTGTTCGGCGTGGCCGAACACGATGCCGAAGTCGGGTACACCACGACCGTCTTCACCGACGGGTTCGTGGTCCCGATCACGGCGGCAGTCGCCATCACGGCGGGTGACCGAATCACACCAGCGGCGGGCGGTCAGGCCGGCAAGGTCGCGACCACCGAGCCCAACTGTGGGCTCGCTCTGGCCGATGCCGCAGTCGGCCAGGACGCCATCGTCCTGCTGCGGCTCTAGGAAGGAGGTGAGGGAATGTACACAGGAGTGACAGAACGACAGCTGGAAGCCTTCTGCCGGTACGAGGGTCTGATCCGCGGTTCCAACCGCCAGATGCAGGCCTGGGCCGCTGCGGCAATCGCGGCCAACCGGGGCGGTGCGCTCGAACGGCGCCGTCAGGCCCAGCTCCACAACGGTGGACGTCGCCGCATGTCGGCCGCCACGACGTATCCGATGCCGACGACCCACCCACTGGGTCCGCCGTCGGTCGCCGGCACGAGCATCACCGTGCCGACGATGCTCAACCAGCCGACGCGCATCACGCGGATGATCATGGATCTGACGCAGGAGCGGTTCATCGCGGATCGCATTTTCGCGTCTGGCGGCGGGGTCACCGGTGGCGCCGTCGTCTACGACGTCGTTCAGGAGAACGAGCTGTACACGAACAGGGATGTCGAGCAGGTGGCACCTGCCGGCGAGTTCCCGCTCGTGACGACAGAGCAGCTCGTGCCGAACGTCGCTGAGGTGGAGAAGTGGGGCGGCAAGACGTTCATCACGGACGAAGCCCGTGACCGGAACGACACCGCCAACTTCACCCGCCTGATGCGGCAGCTGGCGAACACCATCGTCCGCAAGCTCAACCAGCGGGCGATGAACACCCTCAACGCTGCCATCGCAGACGGCAGCCGCGACGTCATCGGCAACGACTGGGCGTCGTACGACCCCGAGACAGATCCGCCGCAGGAGTCACCCGCGTATGACTTCGGTCGCGCGAACATGCAGGCGGACAACGAGGAGATGGGGATCGAGTACAACCTGTGGCTCATCAACCCGCAGGAGTCGCTCGCCCTCACCGCCATCTACGGGCCTGCCCTCGGCGCGCCCGGGATGCCCTCGTTCTACAGCACGCCACGAGTGGCCGCAGGTGAGGCGTTC